CACGTTCATCATTGTCCGCAGCGCAAAGCGGCCAGCAGCGGTGTTGCCGAATTCTTCTTTGGCATACAGGGTCTTGATTCCGAGTAAATCAAGCCGGGCCTCATACTGCAGAGCGTTCAGCATATTGCGGGCAATGCGGTTGCTCTTGTAGGCAATGACGATCTGAAATTGCCGCTTCTCTGCGTCACGCATCATGCGCTGGAAATTCGGACGCCGATCGGAGCGGCCAGACACGGCCTTATCCGCATAGATTCCGACGATCTGGATTCCATTCTTTGCGGCGAAATCGCTGCATTCGGCAATCTGCTGTTCAATGCTTTCTTCTTTCTGGTTGTGGGAGGAATAGCGGGCATAGATCACGCCGATCTGTTCAGCAGATGAGTATTCATTTTGCTTTGACCGAGCCATCGTACCCTCCAATCCAAGTGCTTCACAAAGAAACAGCTTACTTAAACTTTACAGCCGTACCGATAAACACATGATTTGCACCGATTCCAGAATGGCGCAAGCCAACGATAGCGTCTGCACCAATCGCCGCTGCCTTTTCGTTAAGCCGTTCATTTGCCTCTACCATCTGTTTTTCGAGTGCAGAATTCATCCACTTCGCGCCTCCGGGAAACTGCGCCAGAACAACAGCTGATACAAGACCAAGGTATTCTGCTATCATTCTTCCTTCAACTTGATCTGTTGTCGTAATAATCATCGCCCTTGCCTCCTTATTCCTTTTTCTATGTGTGAGGATCTACCTGTTCATGATAACCGCGCAGGCACCTATTGTGTCCATACAGTGTCAGAAGCTCCGTTATTCGGTCATCTGGAAAAAAGAAAATACTCGAATCATCGGTACATTCTGTTGTTCCGTCAGAAGAAATTGTAATGGTTAAACCTCCTGCCAATGAGCCATACGGATACCGCATTCTCTGCATCTCGTCGTTATAATAGAATTCCCATTCAAATTTCCGACGAAGATACATGAGCACGCTTCGCCGCGCTTTCTGGAAGCGTTCAGAGATCGCGAAGACCATAACTTTAGGAAAAACAGAAAGTGGTTCCTCGATAGTTTCAACGCACCATGCTCTCAAGTTGTCGACACTCATATTGCGCTTAAACCCGGAAATTTTGTGTTCGTCAAGAATGGAGATGATTTGATTTCGTTTGAATAATTTGATTGCAGTTTTCGGGTTGGAAACCTCTACAAGCAACGGGCACCCAGAAAGGCTCTCGTATGCCTCGTCCCACAAAACAGGAAATTCCGTGCCGTTATTGGCATTTGACCACTGAATAATCTCTCCCAACTTTCTTTGAGCCGCTTCCGTTAAATTTTCCAACTCTGCAACAGCTTCCTCAAGCGTAAACTGTTGGTGTTCGATAGTGTTCTTGTTAATGCCTTTTTCGGCTGTTTCATCCAAAAGCCCTAGCTCAATTGCCAGCCGATACATATGTTTGCATGGAAGTTGCCTGCGAAAGAAATCACCGCATGTGCAGCTATCCAACGTTGTCACATACGGGACTGCTCCAGAGCCAGCAAACACCCCGGATTGGTGCTCTTTGTCAATGCTATCCGGTGTTGTTTTTGACGACTTCGCCGATTCCAAACGCTTTTTCTGATCTGCTGTGTCGTGAATGCCGGAAGGCCACTTTGCGAATGCGTTCAAGTATCCCATCAAAACGCCTCCTGTCGAAATAACGAGAATGTTATATTTTCACGAAAAAATCCACAAGCTGTCAGACTGTGGTATAATCATAATTGCGCCGGCAGCCCATGAGAAAAGGAGATACTGCAATGTCGAGCAAAGAACTGTTGGCCATACTATGCCTTTTGGACAAGACACCCGATGCCGTAAAGAGGAAGTTTCTTATTTTTCTCCATCAGCTGCAAGAAAGCGAAGAAAAGAGATTGCTTGCTGCTTCTTCGCTTCGGACAGACCAGCTAGAAGTGAAATGATTTCCATATCGACCGACGCCTGCCCGTCCTCGTCACTGAGGTCGGGCATTTTTACGTCTACGTCCATATCATCAACGAGAGTAAAAATCTCATTCAGCGACGTGTGCATTCCCGTAGCAAGTTTATTCAGTGCCTGAATGGTCGGCGTAATCTTTTCTCCTGTGCTGGGGTTGACTCCCCTCTCGATCATGCTGATATATCCGTTTGAGAGCCCACATTGCAGCGCAAATTGGCGTTGAGAAAGCCCATTTTCTGTTCTGTACTTAATAACGAGGTCTTTAAGTGTCATAGCCGACGCCTCCGTGTTTTGTTAAGTTTATTATACATTGAGCAGCCATAAGCGTCAAGGCGTCCGTAAAATTTTTTGAACATTTTTGTTCAATTCGCTTGACAGCAATGTAATTGCGTGGTAATGTGTTCGTGTCAAGTGGATTAAACATCTTGGCAGAAAGGAGGTTAAGCCGTGGGATACCGCATCAAAGAAGTCCGCGAAGAAAAGCGCATGACGCAGGAAGAGCTCTCCGCTAAAAGTGGAATTAGCCGCACTACGATCTCTGGTTTGGAGAACGGAAC